CAACCTTCAAAGCCAAACTGATAACGACAGCCAGCAGATAATAGGTTGTTGTTAACCCATTGACCTAGTGATGTGTCAGGTGTTGACTTATAAAGAAGGTTACGAATTGCATCCTTAGCTACACCAAAGTATGTGTACTTACTGCCGTTAGTGAACTCAACTTGTGCAGTTTGTTCTTGCTCATCTACATTTAGTTGAGCAATTGCAGAAGAATTAGATACTTTGAGGTTTGTCATGTTGTTGTTAGATAGGGTGAATAATGAAGGAAGTTAGTATCCTTCAGTCTCCCTAATTGGGGAGAGTGAAAGTAACATTAACTGTTCGCTAGTTTGAGTTCATCAGAGGTCATAATCTCATAAAAACATTGAGGATTACGCATCTTCTTTTGACCCATAATAAACAGTAACCGTTCTCTTGACTCGTTTGTACTTAGTAGTACAGTTTCGCCAGGATCTTGTTGTACAAGGTGGAACATAGTTGTTGTTAGTTAGCGGTGTGACTGTGATACTTAAAGTATCAATAGTCAGGAGAGGACTTGAACCTCTATGTGAGCCTTACTTACTGACTGATTACACCGCTTCGATGCAATTAACCTCTTCATAATCAATGCCGTAATATTCACATAACTGTTCATCTGGATCTTGATAGTAACCATTTGAAACTGTGTAAGGAACATCATCAACAAAGACGTCAAGCTCATTGTTATTTAAGTCGAGTGATTCACGATAAATTAGATTTAATTCATCAAGCAAATCTCTTGCGCTTGGTTTACAATGAATGAGAATTTGTTTAGTCATGAGTGTTAATGAGTGAATGAGGATTGTCTCCCCTTTGTTTATACATATATTATAGCAAGGATTGAGGCTGATGTCAAGCACTCGTTACAAGCTGTAATAATGATACATAGCCAATCGATTGTGAGTTGGTTAGTATCAATGAGATTGATGGGAATTGCACCCATGTTAGTGTTACTAACTCTTTCATAATCTCTTGGAGTTGGTGTTAACCACGACCCCAATCATTCTCTATTTCTTGAGAAGTATATGAATGTAAATCATGCATCCTCATTGTTGGTAACATGCTTACATATTCAACGATTACTTCATTTAATAGTTCGTAATCGTCGGAGAGTAATGTACATAAATTAGTGCATAACTCTTCTTGGTATCTATTCATTTAAGAACCTCATTTGTTTACATACTAAGTATAGCATGGATCTGTGTCTAAGTCAATGTAAACAAATAAACCTTAACACTCTGTAATAATGATAGTAACGCATACAGATGTGCACACAATTTGATACATAAGCAACACTAATGTGTCCCGCTCGTTGCTTCGCAACTCGCTATGATTGCGCCCGTTGAATAATAATTACACGTGCAATCATTTCCCTGGGAGTGAGCGCGAAGCGCGAACGGTTACTATAAACAAAGAAGCCGAGACCCCTTACGGGGGAATGAGTCTCGTGAGTCTCAGATATAAGGCTTGACAAAATTATGTCAAAATTTAAAGGGGCCAGAACTCTCTAAGCTCTCCCTGAGACACAGCTGTACGAGCTCTCTCATAGCTATCGTAGAACGTGCAATGCCCAAGGTAACACCCTAAGAATCTATTGAATGTAGTCTTACCTCCAGTGAGGTCATAGGAATGTATTGTAGCCCCTAGAGGGCTCGTGTGTAGTAGCTCGGGCTTTCTCATACCATTTCTCACTCTTTTTAATAATTTTTACTGCCTTCTCTCTAGATACACAGTCTTGTGCTTTAGTTTGAAGTTTAAATAGTTTACGTTCAGGTTTGTTCAAAGTAATGTTTGTTTTAAGGCTTCCGCTAACGCTGAATAGGAGGAAGCTACATATATCTGTCCACACACTACTGCTAAAGTAGCTACAGTCCAGAAGATATAGTAATAACGTTGCTTATGTTGTGGTGGTGCAGTCATATAGTATAATAGGGATGGTGAAGGATAGATTAGACTCCGCTCCGGTCGCTTCGCTCCCTTCGCTTCGTGTTTGATGGGGATGTGTTATCATGCACCATCAAGTATTAAGTATGTTAGGAAGGAGGAAGTGATGTCTGTGAGGACAGCGATTCCTCCTAACGCAGTTTGAGGTCCACCCTTCCTCTCCCTGTATACGGTGGAACTCGGTCAGAAGTGTGTCTATGACTATAATTCAGGATGTTTCTTTAGGAATTGATTCAAACGTATCTGTAGAATTTTTTTGTCTTTACCTTTTGCGTTATTTGCCGCTTTTGCTAATGATTCAGCGGTCTTCCATGCTGGTGTAGCCATAATTAATTAAATCCATGTAGGGGTTTTTGATCTAGAAGTTTTACCTCTAGCTTTTTGTCTTTCTTCTAAGTTTAAGCCTAAGACCAAATGGTTAGCTGCAGTTTGGGGATCATCAGCCCATGTATCTAGGATGTCTTGGAAGTCATCACGATTCCGTTGTTTAACGGCTTCATATGCTGAGATAGAGAGTGCATCTGTGTAATACTTAACTCCCTGCGCAAGGCAGTCGAGTCTGTCATCGTGTTTAACAGCACCTTTTTCTCTACACATCCTAGACATCTGATAGAACAGCATATAGAGAAGACGTTCTTCTGGAGCTCCATCTTTATTAGAGTTATAATCCCATTCAATAACCGACCTATTACATATAAGACGATGTTGATTAAGAACAGGCTCCAACGCATCAATGATTCTATCTTCCTTTCTGACATTAGCTCTAACTTCTTCTACATCTATAGCTTGTTTGGTCTGTTGTAGGTGTTTCTTAAAGAGTTCACATACTATTCCATCACCGAAGTTGGTTTCAACAACTAGTTTGGTAACGTTGTATTTCTTACATCCCCTGAGGATGTCGAGGAGAGTGGTATCAGAGTACCCGTCTCTGTAAGCTCGCATCTCATGGAGATAAAGGAATCCATTCTTTTGGGATAGGTAGGCGGCAGCTGTTTCATCGGTGCCGCGTCCAGAGGGATCCACACTACAAATTGTTTCGGTGTAAGGTCCCCATTCTCCCTGTAGTTGCATCGGAGAGTAAAAGTAGTCTCCTGGTAACCCCACCGTCGGAAGTTCCTTGATGACGTTCCGGGGATCGGCGCACCATACGCAAGAGTCGGGAGCTTCACTAGGGTTAACAGCAGTGACGACCATATCAGCCATCTTAAGAGGAAATTTCTCAGCATCGGATAAGCTCGTATCGAGCATGAATTGAAGCATGAAGTTCGAGCGTCCCATCGAAGCTTCACGGTCTATTAGATCTTCCTCTCCAAATCTATCAGGGTCAGTACAGGCGCCGATGTCGGCACCCATATCGATGTCTTCCTGTAGTTGAGGGGCTATTAGTCCTTCATACTGGGAGAGTTTCTTGGGATATCTTGCGGGCCAAACGAAGGGACGATACGCGCGCTCTGCCAACTTACGATAAACAGTAAAAGTAGTCTGAGGAGTCCCGAGATACATAATACGGCTATCATTTTTGGGGGTAAGGATGGATTCAGCTTCCGTACAGAGCTGAAGAAGTTTCTCACGCATCAACTCCGTCATGGAGTTTCCAGGAACCTCTATGTCGTCCAAAATCATCAAATCTGCGCGACTTCCTGTCAGCTGTCCAGTTATGCCCACCGACTTTACGCTTGGGGCTTGGTGAGGAGAACAGTTTACGTCGAAGCTGATGCGACTCCAACGAGAGTCGTCCGCTTTCGGTCTGAGATGATTTAGCCATGGAGTTTCAATAATAAGTTTCTGTAGAAAGATTGACATGTTATCTGCTCTCTCTTTAGAGGCAGAGATGATCATTATTTTCTTTTCCTTATCTTTAAATAGAGTCCAAAGAACAAACGCTCCAGTAATCCAAGATTTACCAACACCACGGAAGGCTTGGATCTGGAGACGCTTCGGACCATTCTGTAAGTAGTCAGCAATTGAATATTGGGCACGAGTTGGACTAGGTAAGTCGAGCTGTTCCCATAGTGCCTGTAGGAATAATTTGAAGTCATCTTGAAGGGCGGTTACAATATCATTCATTATACATTCGTGCTAATTGTTCTGCAGCTTCTACAGTTGCAGGCGCATCCATATCAACTACACTTTCTTCTGCCACTGAGAATATGCTTTGTAACATAGGAGTTACTTCTTTAGGTTTCTGACTTAGCATTTCTAATAAAACTTTATCGTTTCTCATACCAAAATCACGATAACCTACTATAGCTGCTCTTGCTGGGTTTTCATTCATAAAGGTTTGTACCTTTTCAGTTACTAAACCAGGGTTCTGTTCATTAACATATCCTAATTTTTCAGCCTCAGCCTTATTCCATTTGAATTTAGGCATTCCGGTTTTAGACTTAGGATTTGTACGTATTTTAAGTCCTAATTCTTCTAATACAAAGTCTAATCTTAACTGATTAATATTAATAAAGACTCTTCTTTGAAGATTACGCCAATTAGCTATAATTTGACCTGCTTCTTCTACGGAGTAAGTTACATAAACATTTGGATCATCAATCATCTCCCTTAGTGCTTGATATTCAGGAGATCCTTCTGATACTGTATGTCCAACATCTACATGATCAAATCCTTTGATATCACCTTTAGGATCAATTCTAAAATCTTTAGCATTAAGCTTATGATATCTATAACGATTAATCCAAGCTTTTTGTCTTTGTACGTCTGTAACTAATGTACCATCTGGCCATGTTGCCTTTCCTTTCTTTCCATTAGGTATGCCAATAGAATTCCAGTTAAACCGTTCATCACTACCAGGCATATTAGTATCAGTAGTATCCTTTACTAAATCACTAAGTAATCGTTTTCGTGGTATTTCAACTTCACCAAGTACTGGATCGTTCCATCGTATTACAGGATCAGTCCATTCTGGTTTTTGTTGAAGTATAGAACCTATTTTATCAGCTCTAGCTTTAGAATTAAATTTATGGAATACTCCCATAAGATTTTCTATAGTATGCCCTATAGGTCCAGGTACTTCAGTACGCTCATCTGCATATCTTAAAATTGCTGCTGATTGAGAGTTGTTATTAATTTTAGCACCATCTGCAAAGGATAAACCATGATGAGGTGCTTGATTTGGAACCTTAGCAGTTCTTTTATATACTTGTTCTCCAGCTGCTATTTGCTCTGGTGTGTTGTGTTTATTAGCACGAGCTGGAGTTTCCCCTGTAGCACGGTTAGCTGTGTGTTGCCATTCTACATCAGCTTTTACACCTGTATCTGAGCGGACACCAACAGCTTTTGCTGCTGCATCAATTTGTGCGTTTGCACCATCCTCTACATGGTAAGCTCCACGCAATCCATGAGTATACTCACCAAGGGAATCAAAAGCAGCTTCTTTAGTTAGTTTATCTTTACTTCTTGTACCTTCTAGGATAGACTCTAAGGCTGCACGCCCCTCCCCATTAGTAACTGCATCGTGTGCTCCAATATCTTTTATTGAAATCTCTGATGTCTTTTTTGGAAACTTAAGAGTCTTCATCCAGTCAGGTGAGGAAATTTTAGGGGTAGGTACAAACCCTGGTTTTATTGTCTTAGAACCTGTCTTAAGTAAATTCTCAGCTATTTCTGGTACAGTCTCTTGGGCAAGTTTTGTAGCTCCTTTGAAAAGTACTTTACCTAATCCGCTTCCCATAATTTACCTCCTTAATCGAACATCTTAGACAAACGAGTACCTAGCGGTACGTTCTCCTTCTTTTTCTTTTCATAAAGACTGGATCTATCTACAATACTACCATCTTTCATTTTAACTTTATCTTTAGGTAGATCTTTTGGAGCTATTTTAATAGCATGACGATTCGGATCTCTCTTATCTTTAGTAGTTTGTGTCTTTAATTGTGGGTTACTAGGTAATCCTTTACCATAAGTACCTTTACCAAAGTCTCCTTTACTTCCACTGCCTTTATTAGCCTGTTGAAGTTTTCTAATTCTTTTTTCTAGACGACCTTTCAGTTGACCACGCTTCATCGACATACCGCCACTCTTAATTCGTTTCCTAAGCTTAGCGATTTCAGCCTCATTGCCGACGGCAGGTTTTGGTTTAGACTTAGTTGTAGAACCTTTCTTCGCAGATTCTATGGCTTTTGCACCTTGGCTAAAGGTTAATTTACTCCTGTTTTTGTTAGTAGGTTTAGATGTAGGTTTAGAAGAATTTTTGCTTTCTAATTTGTTTCTACGTTTCTTCTCGTAATTAACATTACGGATAGTATCTCTAATTATACGAAGTGGATTGTTCCGATTTCTTTTTTTACCTTCTTTTGAATCCCAATCCCAGAAACCTGCTGATTTTTGAGCCGTATACTTACCGTTTATTAGTTTTTCTAAACGTCCAGTCTTTGGATTCTTTCTGAATGCTGGTTGTCCCATGATTAAGTGATGTGTAGTTTACGTCTGTTGGGTTTCTTTTTCTTGTCCTCGCTTCGGTGCTTACCTTGAGGAACAAGTTTACCGTCACGGTGTGAGTAATCCATACCATCACCTACGGAACCTTTAGATCTATGCTTATCAGCAGCTCGTCTGATAGCAATAGCTTTATCTGTCTGCATATACTTTTTCATATATGCATTCTTTATCTTTTTAGCGCCTGGGTGTGAGTCATAATACGATTTAGACGCGGCCATACATCCTCCGGTTGACAAGTTCAGGGTCGACCTTAGGCATTATTCTATTCAGTTTGTCTAATGGATTACCATCATGGGCAACA